TGGTATCATCACGTTAAAGACTGGATGTTCAACCATGGGCACATCATCAAGGTATCCACCCAATGCTGCGTTGAGAAGAGTCCTTGTATGATCAATATCCATACGTGCTCCTACCCCATATCCGCCACCAGACCAACCAGTATTAAGCAACCAGCATCTAATGTCGTGTTCTTCAATCTTCTTTCTAAGTAGCTCTCCATATACTCTTGGATCTAGTGCCATAAAAGGCTCACCGAAACAAGCACTGAAGACTGCTTCAGGTTCTGTTACTCCTGCTTCCGTTCCTGCTATCTTGGATGTGTAACCAGATAAGAAATGAAACATCGCTTGTCGAGGAGTTAATCGGGAAATCGGTGGAAGGACTCCAAAGGAATCACATGTCAACATAATAATATCTTTAGGGTGTCCCATCGTCCCTGAAGAAACAGCATTTGGTATGTGCCCTAAAGGATAAGAAGAACGTGTATTCTCAGTGATTGTAGCGCAGGAGAGGTCGCTAGAGCGTGTTATAGGGTCAACCCACACATTCTCCTGGATTGCTCCGAAAGTGTTAATAGCAGTGTGTATAAGCGGTTCTTTGTTAGGGTCAAGGTCGATTACTTTAGCGTAACATCCTCCCTCGAGGTTGAATATTCCGTTGTCGTCCCATCCGTGCTCATCGTCTCCTACTAAATCTCTTGTGGTGTCAGCAGATAAGGTTGTCTTTCCTGTTCCTGATAAACCAAAGAATACTGCTCCATTACCTTCAGGGTCTACATTAGCAGATGCGTGTAAAGTCATCGTACCCTGCAAAGGGTATATGTAGTTCATAAAGTAAAACGCAGCTTTCTTAATCTCTCCAGCATACTCGGTTCCACCAATGATCACTAACTTTCTGTAAAAGTTAACTATCACAAATGCTTCAGAGTTTGTGCCGTCTCTCTCAGGTATCGCTTTGAATCCTGGAGCGTGTAAAATGGTGAGGTCTGGGGAAAACTCTTCCTCTTCGTCTTCCGTTATCTGTAAAGGCTTAAACATGTTCTGTGTGAAAAGGCTATGCCAAGCTCTCTCGGTTACTACTCTGACAGTGATGTCACTGCCAGCTGTTACATTCTGTTCGTAAGTATTTCCCTTACTGTCTAAATAATCTAATACTCTCTTCTCTAAATCATAGAAAGCATCTTTATCAAATGGTCTATTTATCTTGCCCCAGTCTACACTATGAGCACTTGATTCTTCATTCACTGTGAATTTGTCGTTTGGAGACCTTCCAGTGTATTTGCCAGTATTCACCACTAAAGCACCAGTAGTCCCTAGGACACCTTCACTTCTGGCTAACGCATGTTCGTACAGTTCGGGAGCGTTTAAGTTAACATGGGTCGTCATCAGAATTACCTCCTTTGGTTAATGTTGACAGAAAAGACAGTTTATACTCGTATCCAGGAGTGGTCAGTTTGTCTACTTGACTAGGTATAGTCGGGAAATAGCTGGATTAAACACCAGCCCAGTCTTGGATTAAACACCAAGACAGCTCCAACCTGAACGTCGGCATAACGACGACGACAGGAGTTCTCACATCCCAAATTTATGAGTCCATTGAAACATGACAGTATCGTTTCCATTTGCAGAAAACGGTTGGTTAATACCCTGTCTATTCCAACCGAACCTTATATAATCCTTCTTTGTGACACCAAAAGTAGTGAAGACCCTAGAGGTATTCACAGATGAGTCCTCTATGTTCTGAACCCAACGGTATCCCATGTCAACCAATCTCAAATCTAAAATCTTATCTTCTTTTGCCATAACTGTACCAGATAATGACATCATTGCCACAATTGCTAGTACTAATAACTTTTTCATAGTATATCCCTTAAATAGTACGAACCTAACTGTTCTTTAGATGCTTCAACTTGTGCAGTCTTCTTTGTACCGAACGTAGGGTTCTCTTTGAGAAGAGCCTTAATAGCTTTCTCTGGAGGTGTAATCTCTTCCATATTATTTTTATAATCAGCTCTAAGTGCTAACTGTTCTTCTCTTGTCTTCCTTAATGGGATATCAACTCTGATACTGCCTGTTGCATCTACTCCCCATCCGATAATACCATTACCGTAATGCCATCCAATACTCGTTGGAGTACAAGACATCTTTAATCTTAATACACCATCATCATAAAAATGTGACAGCACATCCCAATATAATCTTCTCGCATAACCATTTCCTTCTTCTCCTGTTGCTGTGACAATCTCATAGAGATTGACATAAGGTGCTCTCGATAATTTAGTAATTAAGATAACACATTTGATGTCTCCATCTACTCTGAGAGCAAATGGTGCATTCTTTTCAAAGTTCTTAAAACGTATCCATAAGTTCATTGCACCTTTAGCGAAGGTCTTATTGCGACCATCCTCCATACTCTGAACCCATACTTCAAGCTCTTCTCGGGTTACTCTCTCGATCATTGTAGTTCTTCTCCTTTACCTGCTGGGAATACCATGATGGGGATATGTGCCCCACCCGATGCTCTTAACATGATGTCCTTAGTGCTTGTGATAATAAATCCATTTCGGAAGTTAGTAATCCATAAGGGTCTCTTTCCATTACGTGCATAGTCAACATCTCCCCACTTATTAATTGATACATAAGCTATACTTGCATCCGGAAACTTCTCAACAGGGTCTTCACCTCTCTGTAATGCTCTCAATATTAACTCTGAATCATTTCGAGTGGAAACCTTTAAATCAAACTCAGACTCCCAGTTGCAGGAAGAATCTTGAGATATAACTCCATTATGTGCGATAGCTAAATCTTCATCAGCGATAGGTTGGTTGAAAGCCAAATCAGAAGTACTATAACGTATATGTCCGATAAGGTTAAGGTGTTGATCGTGAGTCACTGCGTAATCAATCAACGCAGGATTCTCATTTAGTAACTGATTAATGGGCTTAGGCTCTGATATCCGAGATAACTCCTGCCCATTATGCCAAACTAAACCAGAAGCATGCATTCCTCTTATCTCTGATTCTCTTAAAACTCTCTCAACTAAATTGAGCTGACTAACTGTAATAAAATCTAAACTGACTCCAACTATTCCGCACATGTAAACCTCCTTTAGTGGAACTTGGGCTTTTTCCCATCGTTCTCTTTTACATGAAAATATTTCTGTGTGTCATATGTATCAATTACAATGCTGACCATATGTTCTACTACCTCTCCTCGGGAATCTTCTCCGAACCTATAAGCAACTGAAGCAGCAGCAATAGAAAGGAGAGAGTCGATAGTAAGCCAAAATTCCTCTGGTGTACCTGTCTCAATCGCTTCTACTACTACATCACTTACTATCTTCTCAACGTTTTTCTGGTTATATCTGTTGTCTTTACTCATTCTGATCCTTAGAATTTGGCTTCATCAACTCCCTGTGTGTCACATCTGTGTTTCCATTGTTTGATGAAGTCTTCGTGTAACTCTCTGGCTTTAACCGTAGTTACTTGCTCTCTGAGTCCTGCAAAACATTCGTGGAATATTTTCTCTCCAGACTCTTGGTTATAATAAAAAGGATTGTAATCAAAGTTACGTAATCCAACGACTCCTCTACGACCGTCTAACTCCTTAACGGAATGTAAGAATCGTGTGTTGTCAAGGATTAACATGTCTCCTGGGGTAGACTCAATGTCTTCCTCTATGCCCTTCGCAATATTGTGAATGGTTGTTCCACCACTGGTCTCATTGTAAAGTGTGTAAACTGCTACATACTGTGGGATGAGTCCTCGAATAAGTCTGCAAGAATCTCCTCTTGTCTCAAAGTATTCACCGTCAAAGTGTGTTGGGACAGGCTTAGACTTCTCTTCATAGGTCTGCATGTTCAACATACAACGTGTCGGTAGTACCTCGTCAGAACTCACTCTATTAACTTGTGCAAGCATCATCTGGAAATCTTCAACGATACTGGTTAACAATGGTGCGTTAAACATACTCAATCTAATTGAAGGAAGAAACTGTCTCTCAGTTGTAACCATGTAAGCGTTACTCACTCTAGAACCTGTTACATCACTGGGATAAGACACACGGTTACGTATGTTCTTGTCTGTGTGATATTCTTCTCTGAACTTTACTACGTCCTCACTAAGTATTTCTCTGTCTGACTTCGTTAAGTACTCTGGAAGGACTATAAATCCGTTCCTCTCTAACTTATCTAATTCTTTTCCGAATAACATCTGCTATCTCCTGTGGATCTATAAAAGTGTTATAATCAATCTCTTCATAAGGTATGTTATGGTAATCAGTGTGCATTGGTATCCATATATCATGACTTCTCTCAAGGTTTGTCAAGTATTCTAAAGAGACGTTAGACTCCTCTTCTCGACCTCTATCAAGCTGCCTAAGGAACGATACTTCAGCATCAGCCCGAAGGTATAAAACAAGGTCTAGAGGACGCTCCTCGAGTTCTCTGCGAGCCTTCTCTATGTACTGGTTGTAAAACCTCTGTTCTAAAAAGCCATCACCTTTCATCACATAAGAGAATACCACGTCTGATATGACTGACCTCTCAATGATGTGCAACCCCTCTTTGTCTTGAATCTCTTTAGCAAGATCAATCCTCATGCGCATAACGTGTTCCTGAAGAGCAGTAGCATAACGGTGTGGGTCTCTGTTAAAGTCCCCTAAGCATTTTAAGAATGTGTCATCTAATCTCTCTGGATAAATCTTACAATCTAAAATGTGGGACAGTTGAGCCAACAGTGTGGACTTGCCTGTACCTATACTGCCTTCAATCGATACTATCATGGCTACCTCCTATTTTAAATACCTCGCTATGTCATACCAGTTGGTTACTCTCTTAGCACCTTGAACAATGAACTCTCTGTTCATGTCATTAACCATCTGGAATACTGTGCAATCTGGTTGAGTTTGAACCAAAGTATCTAATGTACTCACTCTGTCTTCTACCCATACGTCTGCTGCAAACTCCCATTTCTCTTCTGCTTCTACGTGGTATACTCCACTATGGAACTCAAAGAATCGAGCAAGGAAATTGTTCTTGGAATGTCTGTGTTCTGGCATTGAGTGCGATATGAATCTTATCTCATACCTCTCTGATAATCTTTTAAGGACATCGACAGCACCTTCCATAGGATAGGTGTTATCGTATAACTTATTTTGTCTCCAGAAATCCTCTGGGTCTATATCCATGTGCTCTCTCATCGTCTGACTCAGGTGATACGAGTCCTTGTGCCAACTCATCTGGAAATCTACATTGTCTCTACTGTTTTCTTTGAACCATTGAAGCCACATGGATAAGGTATCAACTACTACCAAATCCACGTCAACATTCATTATAAGTTTGCCCATTGTACATGTACCCCCTGTTCTTGCTACTTACTTCTTTTGTTTATTCACTTTTGATCCTGGATGCCTTTTCTCTTTATAAGATCCATGACCCCCTCGTTTTGCTTTCTGAGCACCTTTAGGCACTAATCTGTTTACCTTTCCCATTAACCTCTCCTAATACTTTTTATTCGGTACACCTTTACGGCTACTTGTTTTACCACCTTTAGATCCAGCATCACGCTTGGCTTTTCCTGTAACAATTTTTCCTCCAGCTGCTCCACCTTTGGATCGGTTGGTAGCACTCGACATGACTTTGGTATTACCTTTTGAGTTAGTTCCACCCTTTGATAAAGGTTTCTTATGATCTACATCTTTTGTTGTATCACCGAGTGTTACTCGACCATCTTTAATCGCCTTCCGTCTGGCTTTCTTACGTAAGTTGTCCTTACGCCTTTGCTCTTCCACTGTAATCATATTAATCTCCTGATTATTATATTGCATTCCCATTCTCATCAGTACAAGCTTGGGTGACTTGTAAACACCCCTCCAGAGAGAGGTGTTTCGATATTATGCTTCTTCTTGGTTCAATACTACATGAGGTTCTAAATCTTTACCAGCCATTAACTCAGCCACTTGATCTTTATCGATAGTCTCGAATTCAATAAGTGCTTTAGTCATGTTCTCTAAGATTTCACGGTTGTCAACTAAGATCTTCATAGCATTCGCGTAAGTCCGATCAGACAAATCACGAATCTCTTTATCTACAGATTCTAACTGCGTACTGCCAGCAGACTGGGACATACCGTAATCACTCTTTTGGCTCACTACAAGCTTACCAATAGAAGAATTAAAACCCCATTCTGTTACCATACGAGTACAGATTTCTGTTGCTCTTTCCATGTCATTAGATGCACCAGTAGATGTACCCATTTCACCGTATAACAACTCTTCTGCACAACGACCACCGTACAATGTAGCCAAACGACCCTCTAACTGTGCACGACTCTGACCGAATGAATCACGCTCAGGTAAATATACTGTCACACCTAATGCACGACCACGAGGCATGATACTTACTTTATGAACAGGATCATGTTTGTGAGAGTTAATCCCCACAATAGCATGTCCAGCTTCATGGTAAGCAGTAGCTTCTTGCTCAGCTCTGTTCATTGGATTCACATCACGGACTGAACCCATGATGATCTTGTCGAATGCACGATCGAATGCGTCATTGTCAACTGAAGTCTTTCCTTCACGTGTAGCTAATAAAGCTGCTTCGTTACACAAGTTAGCTAAATCAGCACCAGAGAAAGAAGCAGTTGAACGTGCTACGTCTCTTAATACTAAGCTATCAGCTGTAACAAGATTACGTACGTGTACTGCTAAGATCTTCTCACGACCATTCAAGTCAGGTAATGTTACATCAATCTGACGGTCAAAACGACCTGGACGAGTTAAAGCTTGATCAAGCATGTCAACACGGTTAGTCGCTGCAACAATCAAGATACCAGAGTTCTTCTCAAAGCCATCCATTTGGACTAACAAAGAGTTAAGAGTTTGGTCTCTTTCATCATTACCACCAGTACCACTGTTATTACGTGCTTTACCTACAGCATCAATCTCATCAATGAAGATTACACATTTACCACCTTCAACCTTTTTGGCAGCTTCGAATAAACCTCTCACACGTGATGCACCAACACCAACAAACATCTCAACGAAGTCAGAACCTGACAAACTGAAGAAAGGTACGTCAGCTTCACCAGCGATTGCACGTGCTAATAATGTTTTACCAGTCCCTGGAGGTCCAGCAAGTAGTACGCCTTTAGGCATAATGCCACCCATCTTAGCGAATGCTTCTGGATTCTTTAAGTAGTCTGTTACTTCTCGTACGTCTGCTAAACAGTCGTCAATGCCAGCAACATCATCGAACTTAACGTCAGATGTCTTAGGTTTTACATCAAGACTTTTTACAGGTGCTCCACCACCACGTTTGCGCATGAACCAAATCCATACACCAACTAATAAGAGAATAGGACCAAAACTCCATAAGAATGTAGATAACATCCCAGGAAGAACTGCTGTAATCTGTACTTGATTCTCTAACAGATCATCAATTAAATGACTGTCTCCAGGATTTACAGTAGTAAACTCGTTACTCTCTGCGTCAATGCCTGAAATGGTAGCCCCTGAAATAGTGACTCCTGCTACTTTCTTGTCCTTAACAATCTCAATGAAATTATCATATGTAATCTCAGGGACTGGTGCTGATCTTGTTACAATAAAAGCTGCTATTATTGCAACAACGACCACAACAAGTGTAACCTTTGTAGACTTCTTCATATAGATCCTCCTATATTAGTTAATTTATTTTCGGGAACAGTATTAAATACTGCTCCCTCTTCCGTGTTCATAATGCAGAACTTGGTCCACCCGAGCTTGGACAGAAACCTGTTGCAAAGATGATGCCTGCGTCTAAATGCTCAGGACTTTCAATAATCCCTTCATCTAGGACTTTACGACACTCCTCGATAAATACACTATGTAATGCCTTTGAAATATCACTGGTACCTCTTTTCTCTAAAATAGTACCATTATGAAACTTCACAGGCTTTCCTTTCTGATAAAATCCTTTACCAGACTTTGCTCCGATATTACCTTTTGCAACCATATCTTTCAATATTTCAGGTACAGCATACCCTTCTCCAAGTTGTTCTTCGAAAACGTCACTTACATGTAGACAAATATCTAAACCTATCGTATCACATAGCTTCAATGGACCCATAGGCATACCAAAATCTAATGCTGCTTGGTCAATCAGTTTGGGGCTGTACCCTTCTTCAACGAACTTCATGGCTAAAGATAGGTATGGAAGTAAAACTCTGTTCACTAGAAAGCCTGGATGACTCTTCACAGGTAAAGGCAACTTGCCAATAGCCTTAGTGAAAACCACAAGACGATCTCGGGTATTTGTATTGTACTTCTCAGGTAATACTATCTCAACTAAAAGCATCTGCGCGACTGGGTTAAAGAAATGCAAACCAAGCAAATGCTCGGGATGTTTCATGCCAGTCTGTAGCTTCTCAATCATGATGGAAGAAGTATTAGTAGCTAAGATAGCTGAAGGCTTCTTAATGCTCTCTAAATGTCTGAGAACTTTAGTCTTAATGCCTGCATCTTCCAACACTGCTTCAATGATGATGTCAGCATCACGTGCTCCATCTCCAGAGATATCTGCCACAAATCGATCTTTAGCATCAAAGGCTTTGATCTTGTTCATAGTCTCGTGTGTTCTCTTAACAGCTCTTCCTAATGTTTCTTTGTTGATATCATGTAATGTAACTTGAAATCCTTTGATGGCACACCAAGAAGCAATGTCTGCTCCCATAACGCCAGCTCCAACTACATGTACTCTTTTAAATTTAGTCTTAGAGTTGTAATCGTTATGCAAAGGTAACTTCTTCAAACCGTCTTGTAAATGGAAACAACGCATAAGACCTTTAGCTTCAGAAGAATCGAACAACTTCTGGACAGCTACTGAATCTTTCTCTACGTTCTCATCAGCACCAAAGGTTTTCCAATGGTCGATGAGTGCATAAGGTGCAGGGTAAAAGCGTGGGTCTGCTTTCTTCTCAACCCCTTTACGAAGAACGGTAGCTAAGAATGCTCTACTTTTCGATCCGAGGATACGACCTTTAGGTCTCTTTACAAACTCCTGAAAGTTGACAGCTGCTTGCAGTAACCCAGAAGGCATAACCACTTGATCAACGAGACCTTGCTTTAGCGCCACCTTAGCAGGCATGGGCTTACCACTTAAAATAAAATTAAGTGCATTGAAATCTCCCATACGCTTTATCGTATTGTACAAACCACCATATCCAGGAAAGATGCCTAACTGAATCTCTGGCAATCCGATACGAGTATTCTTAGTATCAGCAGCAATGATGTAATCACACATTAAAGCTAACTCAGTACCACCACCAAGAGCAAAACCCTCGATAAGACACATAGTCGTGAACGGTAGATCTTTAATCATCCGAAGAGTCTCATGGTTCTTAGATACAAAGTTGATCGCATCAGTTCCTGTAACTTCATCAAACTCGGTGACGTCAGCACCAAGAATAAATCCAGACTTCTTCCCAGAACGGATGATCAGCTTGGTAAGTCTCTTATTTAACTTGAGTTGCATTAAGATTATTCTCAACTCAGTTAATACAGCTTTACTCAATACATTCGCTGATGAATCCTCTTTGTCCATAGTTAGGATCTTGATAGTATCATCTTCTTTATGTTCTTCTAATACCCAGTTAGTCATTTAACCTCCTTTAATAAAACTGCTCCACCTTGTCCACCACCAACGCAACCAGAAGCGATAGCGTAACCGTCAATGTTTAAAGCTGCATGTAATGTTAATCGGGCGAGAGAAGCACCAATAGGGTGACCTACGGCTACAGCTCCACCATGTGGGTTAAGAATAGTTTCATCGAATCCAAGTTGATCATTGCATGCTAATACTTGACCAGCAAATGCTTCGTTAATCTCTACATGTTTAATCTCGGAATGTTGAACTTCATTCATGCCAAGTAACTGCTTAATAGCAGGGACTGGACCAAGACCCATAGACATTGGGTCGACACCAGACCATTGTATGTCGATAATCTCAGCTATAGGCTTTATGTTATACATCTTAACATACTCTTCGCTAGCCAAGATCAACATAGCAGATCCGTCTGTGATCTGTGAGCTGTTTGCAGCAGTTACGTTACCGTTAGGTACAAATGCTGATCTCATCTTACCAATCTTCTCAATAGTAAGACCTTTACGAACTCCAGTGTCTGTGTCATAAAGAAACCCACGACTGTCGTATAAAGGGTAAATCTCATCATCGAAATTTGCAGATAATGAACGCTCGTGGCTGCGCACTGAATACTTGTCCATATCTTTACGGTCAATACCAGCTTTATTAGCAACATTCTCTGCCGTTACACCCATGAGTACTTTATGGAATGGATCTTTTAATCCCTCCAATAATGCTATAGTGGGATTGAAAAATGTACTAAAAGGGACTTTTAACAAATGTTTAATCTTCGATGGTAAAGTCTTCATCTTAGGCATCTTCGAAAACCAATCAGATGCTGCAGGACGGTACTGTAATGCTGCTCTGGACATCGCTTCAGTTCCACCACAAAGAACTATGTCGTGGATGCCAAGCATGATGTCTTTACGTGCAGCGTCAATGGCGTCTAAACCAGATGTGCAGTTGCGTTGTATCGTGTATGCAGGGGAAGTAATAGGTACTCCTAAACGTACACCAAGTACTCTCGCAGGGTTAACTTCTTCAGGCTCAATCATTACTGATCCAAGAATGACTTCGTCGATGGAATCGACACTGATGCCACTCTTCTGCAACACTGCTTTGGAAGCGTGAACTGCAAGATCTACACCACTAAATGGTCCACGTCTTCCTTCATTTCTTAAAAAAGGTGTTCTGGCTCCGTCTACTATATATACTTTCTTACTCATTTGTTTCTCCTATGAAATCGAGGATGATGTCCTCTGAACTCTCTATGTTATGTGCATCTGCTTCTATTGGAACCAACTTGGCATTGTCTCCTATAAGACCTAAAAGTGCTTCTCCACTAGAAGGTGCTACTATAGGGTCTCCAGTGGTTTGCGTGATGAGTGTGTTTATATTAATGTCTTTAAATGTCTCTTTAGACTCTGAAACGAAATCCTGTAACTCGCAAAGGGTATTAATAGGTATCAGAGAGTATGTGTCAGGATTCTCTCCGTTAAACCAAAACTTAGGAAAACGGATAGCCTTTAGTAACTTAATGAAACCCATACCCTTACTGACAAATTCGTGTGGGGTACATATACAAGATAAAGAAAGAACTTTCTCAGACATCTCTTTAGCCACCTTGGCAGCAATGAGACCTCCTGTGGAAAATCCTATAATGTGAAACTTGGTGTTCCTCGGTAAACAATCTACTACAGACTTATACCAGTCTTCTTTAGTCTTCTTCGAGAGATCATCGACAGATGTGCCGTGACCAGCAACAAGTGGTACGTAAACAGAATAACCCTTATCTCTCAATCTCTCTGCGAAAGGTCTACACTGGTCAGCTGTCGCAAATAGACCGTGAAGGAGCACTATGGCTCTTCCATTATCATTATCTGGATGTAGTATGAAACCTCTCTTACTTACTCTGCGAGAACCACGTATGGCTTCTTTGATTATACCTCTCTCACGAGACATTGGGGATAATTCATTTCGATAAACCTTCAATGGGTTATTCATCCTTACAAATTTAAAAGGTTGCTCCTTTATAAGATTCTCCGAAATAATATAAAAGTAATCCTCTTCAGAGATTAGATTACATTCTATAGCTAACTTAATTAATTTTATTAGTTGGCTCTCTGAAAAATCTACTCCCAAGTCTTCACAAGCTATCTCCATGGCACTCCCAAGTTGATATCTGGAAACTTTAGGGACTTCTATCTCAAGGAAATTAAAGAGAATCTCACTGAATACATGACCATGATTAATAGTTAAGTTAGTATAGATAGTCTCCTCGTAGTTATCCTTTAGTTTGAATCTCTCTTCTCTGTGGGGTTTGAGTACTTCAAATGCTGAAGGAATATCTTTCACATTCTTAACATCGATATGACGACTGTCAATCGTGATAGGTACACCAAAGTTAAGATTCATTTCTGTGTCCCTCAATATGATATTCCCTTCTACGATGAGCTCCTCTAAAGCTGTGGATGGTAGTCCTACCTTTTTACCAAAGATAGATACTCGGTTTTGTGTAATTCTTAAAGGGTAATAAGAGATGTTACAAGGTACAATTATGGTCGGCTTTGTGGCAAACTCTACAAGCTCTTCAGAATAATCCTTTTTATTGAGGAGTATGTGTCTCTTGTAAAGGTCTGTACCTAATGCAAGAACGGCACTACCTGTCTTCATATCAACGTCTTCATGATCTTTAACCATCCTCCCTTGTGGGAATATGACTACCTTGTAACCCTCAGACAACTTCTCTGTCAAGAGATGCATCAATCGAGGGTGATTGTGGGGGATTGCCCCTAGCTTACGCACAATCGGTCCAAGCCACCATATCTTAAAAAATGAAGCATGGGCTACAGCGTAACACTTAATGTTTGGATCAGCACAATATAAAATGTACTGGGGGAGAGCTGTCTCTGCTCTGATGAAATGGTTAAACAAAAAGATGTCTCCACTTTTCAATGTATCATTGTAATTCTTCAGGTTAATATGTAAATTAAATACTCTCAACATTAAAGATATAAAGAAAAACATTACTCTGAAACCTATCCTACTTATACGATACATAATCTACCTCCTTTTAGGGTTGCTGAGGGACAATGCTCCCCCAGCTCTGTACCTACTTATAGTCTACTTTAATAGCATTTTTAACAGACTCTTCTGTGAGTGTCGTGTAATCTTCCTTACTAATTAAAGTTTTATGATGTTCTTTCCATATGTCTGTCTCCTTTGCAAAGGCATACTCGACCCGACCAGTGCAGTCATTTGGGTCTAGGTTTAAATATATTCCCCGAGTTAAGTTGTCTCGAGTCTCACTATCATTGATTACGATATTAGCAACATCTGCTATGATATCGTCTTTCTTAGTTATAATATCCCACATTGCTTGATTAGCAGTAGGAAGAGTATCATCCATCGCCCATCTTAGTAGTGGTAAATCATCTTTACGACAACCTTCATTTACATATCTCTTTAGGGCACAAGAAGCTAAGAACATATTACTTAAAACATCAGCAAACTGTCCAGACATACGCTCTTTACGTTTCAGCTTACCACCCAGAATGAGTAAAGCCAAGTCAGACATTACAGCATAATTTACTGAGATTAATCCCAGTCGTCTGAAGAATCGTCGTGAATGCTTATCACCTGCAGTACGGATAAAATACCCAAAAGTAAGATTGTGAAATACTGCCCGAACAATATTGCCGATAAGATAAGACCCATGACCCAATAAAGAACGTGTGAAAAGTTTTGCATCATCATTTTGTAGACTCCTAATTTCATTTTGTAAATGCGGATGACATCTAACACTACCTTGACCGAACATGATTAAGCTCCGAGTCAGAATATTGGCTCCTTCCACTGTGATTCCGATAGGTAATGCTTTATAGAAATTAGCCATAAAATTATTTGGACCTTCCATAATACCAATACCACCAATAATATCCATTGAATCTACTACAGCATCTCTTCCTCTTTCAGTTGTTTCAAACTTTAAGATGGCAGAAGCCACAGCAGGCTTAACGCCTTGATCCAAAGAAGATGCTACTAACTCTCTAGCTGCTTCACACATGTAAGCATTACCAGCCATACGAGCTAATCCATCTTGAATACCTTCAAACTTGCCGATTGAAATGTTGAACTGTTTACGTACTCGAGCGTATGCTCCAACGATACGTGAACTACGCTTCATGTTGGCTACACTAAGGGCAGGCAAAGAAATGCCACGACCTTCAGATAAACTCTCCATGAGCATCTTCCAGCCCTTGCCAACATAATCTACGCCACCGATAACATTAGACAGAGGAACTACAACGTCTCTACCGAACGTTGGACCGTTCATAAAGGCACACCCTAAGGGGTCATGTCTTTGTCCTGTAGTCACGCCCTCCAGAGCCGAGGAGACCAATGCTACGGTTATTCCACGGTTTACTTCATCACCGATTAATCCATCTGGATCAGTCAGTTTGAAAGCCATACCAAGTAATGTAGCTACTGGACATAATGTGATGTAACGCTTCTCCCAGTTAAGACGCAAGAATAACTCACCGTCCTGTTCAAAGACTACGCCTGTGTCGGTAATAGCTCCAGCGTCGGAACCAGCGTGTGGCGCTGTCAATGCGAAACAAGGAAACTCTTTACCTGTAGCTAATGGCTCTAGATAAGTATCCTTTTGTTCTTGTGTACCGTATCTTTTAATTAGTTTCCCTGGACCAATACTATTCGGTACCATAGTGGTAACACCAAGGGTAACTGATCTAGAGGCAATCTTTTGGATTATGTCGCTGTGAGCTTTGGTGGAAAATCCCTTTCCTCCATATTCAATAGGTATCTCTAATCCGAAAAATCCGTTGTCTCTTAAATAATCCCAAGTCTTTGGAGATAAATCTTTATCTTGGTTAACTTGGTAATCGTCAACCATCGCACATAACTCTTCTACTTCATTATCAAGAAAAGACTGTTCACGTTCTGTCAACTGAGTTATCGGATAGTCGATCAACGCCTTAACGTCAAGTCTTCCTTGGAATAACTCGGCTTCAATGAATGAGTCACCAGCGTCTAATGCTTCAGACTCTGTCTTTGATATAGGTGGAAGCATCTTTTTCATTATCTTCATAAAACTTCTAATCATTATTTACTCCTACTAAAAAGTGAATTAAGCCTACCGTCAATACTGACCCTTCCAGCACCATCTGTTAAAATTAGACCTGATAGAAGAGATAATATTAAAGGACTCTCTAAATCCGAAATATTAACACCAAACTTAGTATAAAATAAGCTGTAACCTACTAACCCTATTACAGCCAAAGCAGCAGCCCTTGTCATTATACCGAGAGACATCATGAGAAGAACAACAGCAGGTGCTAATTGTTCTAAAAATGTCAATGGTTGAAATACTCCCGATTCAGGGATTATCGTTGAAAGGTCTACCCCGATATGTGGGAATAGGATAATGGCAAGTGCGTATGTTAAATAGAACCTTATGGTTAATAATAATAAATCTTTAAACGGAGACATCTTCTTCCCCCTCTGCGTCTACCTCTTTTAATGCAAGTATGGCATTGTCATATAACTTTGCGTACCTGCGTGTCATGTCTACAACACTTGGTAATCTTAACTTAGTTTTTCCTGATAAATTTAAAGTCTTATAAGCAAGTCTCTCTCCAGCAACTTGTGTGATTATAAATGTAGTTCTAAGGTCTTCTATATCCATTAGTTTATCTCCTTTCTGCCCAACTGATGACGGTATCGAGGTGATTCTCTCCAGAGAAGTCCCCAGAGAACCATGACATCCCCATTAGTGGGTCTTCGTCTGAGACCTCGACTGAATTAGTCTGGGTCATAAATGTTTTAAATAAATCCATTATATATATCTCTCTAGAACGAGTGATATCATAACAGAGTAATCGGTATTCTTCATCATTGAATTTTATTATCTCAAGGAACTCCGACCGATATACGTACGTGTATAATTGTTTCATTTGTTATTGTTATGTAATGAAGTTCGTAAACTTCGAATCCCTTATACAAGAGACAAGCTCTTGGTGGTATTCATTGACATTAAAGCCAGTTGATCGGTCTCCCATCTTCCCTGAAATATAATAAGAAAGTAGTTGGGCATAGTTGTATAATGTATTTCCGGAAGTGGGTACATGGTAATCTGCAAAGATTTTGTCAATAGAACACTCAGTGTAATAAGCACAACTGTAATTTTTGATCTCTCTGCTGTATAAATCTACAAGACTAGTAAAGAAACCTCTTACGTTCTCCTCAGGAAAGATACAAGGTCTGTTCGCTGCATGGTAATTCAAAGCTTGTGGGAAATTCTTGTAAACGTCATTAGCTTGCTTCCCAGTTGCATCATAAATGTGCAAATTAGAAGTGAAATGTGTGTAAGTTCCTACAGGTACTCCCACCATTTGTGCCACGTACTCTTGTAAGAATGTCCACTCAGCAATGTTGATACCGAATAAACCCCAGATTACATCTGAGCTACGAGATACAACGTTCATGTTGAGTTTGCCGTCACTCACTAAGAAGTGAATCAGGTTGTTACAAGGTAAATCTTTAGTCTCTACACCACTGTCAATTCCAGAATCATAAATACTGATGATTGATCTTCGAGTGTCTAAGCCATCTGTCTTGAATACATCGATAGCGTTCTGGAGTTGATTGTCCATATAGATACGTGGACCATAACCTCCTCTCCAAGTTACTCCGTCATCAGAATAATCTTTAGCTCTCGGTAAAAAGAATGATAAAAATGGATCAATAACATCAGTCCCTGACATGATCCAGAAGAGTTCACCTATCGTTGCATATATGTTATTATTGCGACCTTCTAGATTCAAGTGCCTACTCATGGGGTTTGTTAGCTCTACGATTACGTTATTTAGATAAGTAACGTCTCCATTCCTTGAAGAACTTTTTTCACCCTCTTCTATTACTCTCTTTATAGCGAGATCTGTGATCTCACTGAGGCTATCCCCTTTGATGATACTATTTAACAACATCCAAGTTCCCCTTTGTCTCTTCTTCTTGTCGCAATTCAATCCACATCTCTAAGTATCGGATAGACTTTCTTACGTCTTGAATCTCTTTGTCTTCGATAGACATACCTTTTGAGGATTTCTTGCCAGCACGCCAGAGGTATTTCATGGCATTACTGAAATGGTAGTTGACACCGATTGCGTCCATAACTCGGTGATGTTCATATTCTTGAGGTACGTCTAAATAATGCGTTGGTGCATTGACTTTATCCTCATCTTCTGATCGACCATAAGCTATTCTTCGAGTTTCTAACTCCCAAGCCTTCTGTTCTTCTTCACTTAACTTCCTTGTCAATGATCGATTCTTCATTGCTAAGGCTGAAGACTTGTCCCATTCTTCAGTTGTAGCGCTGTTCAAACTAATAAATTCATCTTTCATTGATTCTCCTCCATATTAATTTCATTATGTGCTCATGAATAGGTCTGCAAGTTAACAGAGCGATCCATGTTATAAACCTTGTCACGACCAATAATAATGAGCTTGGTATTACCAAAGCGAATACTGATATCATGACTAATATATTCTTCAGTTTGGAGGGTTCGACTAACCCGAGTTTAACCTTTGAGCTCATCTCACCCTCCTCTCTGTTATCTGGACTTCTTATTGTGAATACTACCAGAGAACGATCTCTTGGTAAGTTTCTCGATATTAAACCGAGCAGCTTCTTCTAAAGTGAATCCATTTTCTCTTGCTATTTGGGAGAGTACCCAAAGTACATCTCCTAACTCATCCTTGACTGCATCCCGATCTATCTCAACTCCCGTACGCTTTGCTTTAGCGAACTCATGGACCAGCTCTCCTACTTCTTCTGTAAGACCTAGAGGAAGATATCCCACGTCCTTATAAGTCGCAGTTAATCTCGCTTTATCTTGATATTGGTTGAACGTGAATGGTCCAACCTCGTACAAATAACGACCATCTTTAAATTTTACTGGCATATCTTTCTCCTTCTTCTATTTTGGGAAGTGTGTAAATTGTCCATCAAATGACAACAATCTGTCATCGATAGGTGTGTAGTTCTTAGCCTTAGATAACCAAAAGTTCATTTTCGGTACTATATCTCGATTATCATCTACAGACGAAACCAAAACAGGTCTTATCTTGTCAGTTCCTGTACTTTGTCCAAACACTGGTGCACTACACTTAGTACAAAAGAATCTGTGCATCTTATTCCCTGACTCAGCGTCAGTCTGATAAGAAGAAATATTCCCCTCTACTACCATTGCTTGTTTAGGTACAAACATGACAGTCACATATGGTGCTCCTGACTGCTTCTGACAAGTTTCACAATGGCAGTTGCCTACCGCTAATGGAGCTGGTACGTGTATCTTATATCGTACTTCTCCGCATAAACATCCACCTTCTATCATATTAATCTCCGTTTCTATGGTCGTCATCATCATGTAACTCTTTAGTTAGTGCCACTACCAGTATAACATACATTATACCGAATGCAATTGGCACTACCAAGGCATCAACCCCCAGAATGTAAGGAATCCGTAAACTCCGTAAACTAGGGAAATCGCGACTAGTATGTAAATCGCAGTTCTCGTTTCTATTTCTAGGTTCTTCTTCATTCATAACCTCCACTAGACCAGATTTCAAGATTGAATTCTTGTTTAAATTTTCTCTGCATCCATAACAGAGTGCCAACTTCTTGTAGTGCTGCTTTCCAGTCTCCTACAACGTACTCAGCGTATGCTCCTCTAACTGCTCTGTCTAAATCAGTGATGGTATTACAACCCTCAATGATCTTCAACGCAGTCTTTGGACCAATACGCTTCTTCCCCTCTGACAAATAACTAATGCCTGGAATGTTATCGGCATTGTCCCCTGTCAGCATCTGTGTAGCGAAAAATCGATTAGCATCCTTTGGGGATACCCAATCTAACTTCTGCTTCACAATGTTATAATGATGTCCAGGAACTGTTCGCAAATCCTTATCAATGGTACATATTACGGACTCACAATCTACTTTTTTCTTAGATTCCCTAGCTTTTAAATACTGGGGATACTGTGTGAAAGCTAAATAGTCATCAGCTTCAGCACCGTCAGACATAGTCGTTGGATGCTCTTGCTCAATGTACTCTCTAATGTGAGCGTAATGGATAGGCTTTACGTTACCCTTCCTCGTCTCTTTATAACCTTTAATTGTTGCTACTTCATTTCTGAAGTTCTCAGTACCAGATAGGAAAATATGATACTCAGTGGATTCTGATCCACTTACGATATTTGATATCATAGTGTCAACGATCATCTCTACTTCATCATGTCCCATCGGTAATATTTCCGTTTCAATACGAGGAACAACTGTCCCACTGATAGCTAAAAGCTCACAGTAGTCATTTGCGTCACGTTTCTTATCAAATGTCCCCAAAGTATCTCCTTCCTTATCTATCACGGAATGCTTACTATTCTGAGAGGCATAGCCAGCACGATACACTATAACATCTCCATCTATTAGTGCTACTCTTCTATTCTTACTCACTATGTCCCCCCAATAAGTTTAACGATTTCTAGGTTTTCTATTACTACTCTTAACCAATCTGTCAAAATGATCACGAGTATCTTTTAAATAATCTTCTGCAGCCTGAATCTCTTCTGCTGAAGCACCATCAAGTTTCAATGTCTGAACCTTAATAGATGCTACACCAATGGATCGGATACGGACAGTCTCTAAGGAAGATAATGTAGCAGTTTTCTTTCCATTTACATTATGGATTCTCATCGCAATCTCCTTTAAGTTAGTTTTATTCGAATTCGTCGTCAGAAAGGTCGATGCCTGCAGCTGCAACTTTAGGCTCTAAAGATACTTCCTTACGTGCGGTAAACTCAAATTCGTCTCCAGCCACAGAACCACCAGCATATTCAACCAAATCAATGACCTGTACAGCTAATAACTCCATAGATTTACCCTTACGTCCTTGATACTCCCAGTCACGTATAGAATATTGAATGTTAGCTACAGTACCATTGCCGATCTTAGAAGCGTCAACCTCTTGACCGTAAACGTCCACAACACGTACTGGTGTGCGATCGTCTCCAGTCTTACGGTAATGTGTATCACGACGGAATGCAATTACAGGAACTTCGTTGCCGTTAATTTCCATCCAACGCTCTTTAGTGATGAGCTTACTTTTTACGAACTTGCGTGAAGTCGCATCATCTACTTGTGCGTTAACTGACCACTGAGTTTCCTCAGACATGTATTTCTTCTCTGGTGTACCTAAGCGTGCCCAGTGTAATTTTACGTTCTTTAATAGTGCCATTATGTTATCTCCTATATTAATAAATTTCTAATGGATTTCATACCAATTCTTTCCAACCTTTGGGTCAGATGCCATTGGGCAAGTGAAATCAAGTTTTTCTCCAGCTCTTCCGAAAGAATGAGCTAAAATCTTTACTGTTTTCTCTACGTCTTCAGGATGTACTTCCATGTTCAACTCATCATGGTAAAAACAAAGCAACTTAGCTCTGATTTTATTCTTCCGTAATAGCTGATCTGACATGCACATTACATACTTCATGTATATGGCTTCATTCCCTTGAAGCAGATAATTAAGTACTTTATGGGGTGAATCTACGTATATCCTTCTTCCGTCTGCTCCGTGTATAAATCCTTCCTTGTATTTCTTTTTACTACTATTATATTGCTCTGTTAATTTGTCTACTAGTAACTGCAATTTGGGAAAACCAGCTAAGAATGATTCTTTTAATCTCTTCCCTTCTGCTGCCCCACCATTTACCAAAATACCCATCTTAGCGTCTCCTGCACCAAAGAGGAGTCCATAGATAAAATTTTTACTAGCACCTCTACGACCAACGAACCTATCATGGTAAATATGATATTTAGGATGCTCACTGCTATTATTACGTAGCCAATCGACATCAGCAGGATCAATGAGACCAGCAGCCAGACCATTTTGAGTGTGCACGTCTGTTCCAATAAATTTTCCATCTTCGTCCTCCTCCGAACCATCAACTACTAACTCTACGTATTCTTCATCTTCCATAGCAGCTGCGAGTAACCGCAATTGCGCACCAGCAGCATCAGCTCCTACAAGTATGTTTCCTTTATCAGCAATAAAAACTTCTCTCATCTCTTTGCCAAATAAAGACTTAACTCCAGGAACATTAACTAAGTTCTTATGCGTCATCCGACCAGTCGCTGCACCCAATGTATCAGGTACACAAACTAAGCGACCATCAGGTCTGACAACATTCTGCCAACCCTTTGTATCATCTTTTGGATTAGATAAGGTATTTCTTCTGTGCGTAAGTGTAGCCCAACGGGAGATCTTATTGCCAATCTCTCCCTTAATACTGTCGTAGCTGTCTTCAGTTAGCTTAGGGCTATTATTTATGGGTTTGTTCTTATCGTCTCTCAAGACTTTACCATCTCTATCCTTTTTAAATGTCCATTGTGTAGGCTTCCATCCTTGCTTTAATAAGAACTCTTTTACTAGAGCATGTTGAGATAACTTGACTTTGACAAACTCGATACGAGTATATGGACCGATGACTAAACGATCTCCTATAGCACTCTCTGGAGTGATGCCGAACCACAAAGAAGTCCATCTATCATAATAACCTGATTTAAGTATCCTAGCTTTAATTGGCTTAAATGTCTTTTTAATAGGCTTACCTAAATGATCCATTCGAGTGATAGGTACTTTTTTCCAACCCATGTCATATTCCTTCATGACCTTATTCATATCCGTCCAAGTCATTTTAGGATCTTTTTGTTTAACTACCGAAGGTATCTGTGGCTCGATGTGTGAACGCAATCTCTCAATCTCTTCATCTAAATAATCAAGATTTTCTTGAAGCTTATCCTTATCGAGCAACCAACCATTCACAACTTGTTCACGTGATATCTGAGCAACTTTGTGCTCCAGTTTGATACATTTGTCAATTCCTGGTTGGAAAGATTTCTCTTTCATTAATTTCTCGTAAGTTAATACATTAATTCGTACATCTTCTTTACATCGATTAAGCATAGCTTCTTCCCAGACCAACCATTGCTCTTGCTTAGGCTTAGAAACACCTAATCGAATACCCCAAGCATCAAGTGAATGACGACTGGAAGCACCTTTAGGTTGTATGCGTGTGAAATGTAAGAGCTTTGAAAGCAATAATGTGTCCACAACTTCTCCTTCATACTCACGACCAGTCACTTGCTCAATAGCTGGTAAATCATAAGCGATTATGTTATGTCCACAAATCTCTGGTTGTGAATATAAATAATCAACAAACTCGTTAATGTCTCCGTCGAGTATCTCCTCAGAATAATCAGAGAAAATCTTCGTCTCTCCTGACTCTAAATCGTGAGTCACTGCACACCACATGTGGGTTAAAGTATCTAAAAGACCATTTGCTTCTATGTCAAATATGACCATTTTTCCTCCTATGCGGTTATGTGAGCTATCGTATTACGCTGTCTTTGATCTCTTTTACTGATAATATAAATTCTTCTCCGTTTGAATCTATCTTTGTTTCTAAATATCCATCCGCAATTAGAGAGTCTACTACGAGTTCTGCACCGATCTCCATACCAACTTTTAAATATTTCTCTTTAGCGATAGCATAAGTCCCTATCGCAGTTATGATGATAAGCACCATTGTGAATAGCATTTCATCTGGTCCAAACATATAACCTCCTTAAGATCTAGTCCGTGTTATAGCCCTTGATTTAACTTCTCGGATACTCACTATGGAGTCTTCTCCATCTTCATCCTTTTCTATCTCCAGAAAACCTTCTTCTGCTAGAGATTGTAATGTAGATTTTACACCAAACTGATATCCGAGTTGATGATATTTTCTACTACACATTATATAAGTCCCTGCAGCCGTTCCTGCGATTAAAACGGATATTAATATAATCTCATCTGGTCCAAACATATAACCTCCTATCATTGTTGTAATCTTCTTCTCTAAAATAGTACCATCTTGACTCTATAAGATCTCTTTAATAGTCTCTTCGTCAAATGCTCGAAAACCGTTCTTGATAGCCCAGCTCTCGTGTGTGGCAATACTTCCGTCTTTTCTCTTCCTAGCTCTTGGCATAGGCAAATCGGGTCTCTGAAATAGAAACACTAATTCAACGTTCTCTGGTAAGTTATCTCTGATGTGAATGTACTTAGTCGCTTCATTCGATTCAGCAAAACGCCCCTTACTCTCAATCAAATAGATTACTCCGTCTTTCTCATATCGGAAATCAGGACTGTACTTATGAGAAATCGTATAATCTATCTTCTCCTCTGGGTGAAACTCACAGACAGATAATACCTCTTCGTGTAGCTTTAACTCAAACTTACTGTCATACTTCTGTAAAGACTTACGGTAATTCCCGTAACGCTTCATACTATTCCTTGTGCGTGCCATCTTATTCTCCTATAGAAAAAATGTCCCAATTAATGCAATCATACAGATTACTCCAAATGCAGCCATTCGAGGGCTGAAATCTGTACAAGTGGGTGCAGAATTGGCCAGCATATCATCAGCCATCTTATAATACTCAGCAAGTAATCTGCGTGCATCTGAAGTAACTACTTTATTTGATTCTGAACGACCTTTATTTGTTTCTTTATTCAATATAATCTCCTATGTGTAAATTAAAATAAATCTATATTAGATTCATAAATACCAACTAATGTTGCAGTGTTACTATTGAGGAAGGTATTTACTTCAGTTGCTCTCGAAGCAGGTCTCATGAGTTCCGATCGGCTTATGCCGTCATTAAGTAAACCAATATAATAATCCCTTATATCTTGGTTGGCTTCATATCCTGAAAAGTTGTACCACACATTATTGACAAATGACTCTTGGGAGGAATCTCCGTAATAGTAATCCGTCCAGTTAATCTCGTCAACAAAATCAAAAATGTCCTTGCCAACTGCCTCATAATCTCTCTGGATAATGATAACTTTGTCAAAGTATTCTGCAATCTGATCAATATCTCTCCCTACAATAGTGATAAGAGCTTCAAAAGCAGATCTAGTCTCTCCGTTTATGTAGAACTCACTAAGACCATGGCCAGACTCCTCGTAAACTGTGTAATCTACAGTGTTGCCATTATTAATCAAGGCTTCAACAAAATCATCTGCTTGTCCTATAGGAGTAATCGTATCTATTGCCCCGTGTTGTATGTCAATCACAATATCTGGAGAAATAGAACAAATATTATCTATAGCGTTGATAGTCCCATCGATACCACCAACCCAATTATTATACCAATCAAATAAACCAGGATCTTTAATCCAATCGTAATTACCTTCAGTAATCTCAAAGTAAGGGTCACTATCGTAGACGCCACTAAGTAAGATAGCTTTATTAATGGAATCGTACTCGTTTATCCGCTCTGGATTAGTCAAAACGTTAGAAGAGATCCAAGCACCAGCAGAAGCACCTGAGATGGTGATATCTCCTGTTGGGATACCCACTGAAGCTGCTAAAGACGTTGCATGGTTAATAGCGCTGATGGCATCATCTAAAATATCTTGCTGTGATACATCTGGAGAGTTGTCAGGATAGCTGGGGTTAGGTTCACCTGTCCTCCTATACTCTACAGAAATAAATATGGTATCAGAGTCAACTTGATCTCTTATGTACTTTGGTACAGAGGTATTGTGCCCTATTCTCCAACCACCACCGTGGAAATAAAATAATATACGAGTCTCCGCAGTAATCTCTGCAGGAAGCTGGTATATATAATTTTGACTAGGATGCTCTCCATAGCTTACTTCTGTTAAATTGTTCATGTCTATCACGTTTCCTCCGTTAAGTAGAGACGTTTGTAGCTCTCTTTTTCATTAAGTAATGGAAAAGTTTAGTTGTGATGATCACGTCCTGTAGGCAGTACTCTAGGAGCTTAGGAGAGCAATCTACAGTCTCCCAATCAACTTCTTCAAAGTCTTCCATTTTAGGAAACTTCAACCTATGTCCCCACCTCTTCAAAGCATGAGGTTGATAATGTGACTCACCAAACTTTTCCAAATCGTACTTGAGGAGCTGATCCCCTCTCTTTCCGAATAACTGTCTTGACATACCTAGTGTATCTGCTAAGGGCATAGCTTCAAATGCTGGTTTAAGCTCTGGAAGTAAGTGTGTTATAACCTTTAAATCAAAGTCTCTACCATTGTGTGCAATCAGTCCCTTAGCGGAAAGCAAATGCGCTATCCCCTCGTCGATCTGGTTCATGTCAAATAATCTTTGCTCACCTGTGACTACGTCTTCAGTTGTGATACATAGTAATCGTGTGGCTCTCTTGTAGAATGGACCACGTTTCTTTCCTTCTGCTGCCATGTTACATTCTAAATCAAATGATAACCAGCCTGTAAAATCTTGTTCCATGATCCCTCCTATCTATCTAGTTTTTGGTGGATAAGGGAAGACTGGGTCTTCAACAGGTTGCCCTGTACCCAATTCCTCTTGGTATATTACTTCTGGAAAATCCCTAAGTGCTTGACGATACTCTAACCACTCTTCAATGTTCCCACAACTCCCTTCCGTTAATGCTACAGAAACCCAATCTGATTCCTTTAATAGGTTATCTCTCTTACTACGAAGTTCTTTTTGATATTCCATATGACCCTCCCCTGACTTTTAAACTGTGTGCGATGATACAAAGTATCTCATACATGAAAGTGGCACCAACCATGGCGGTATTTCCTGTCTGATCCCATGGGGGAGAAACTTCAACAACGTCTCCACCTATAATCGTCTTATCTCCAAGATGTCTTATCAAACTCAATGCCTCTCTCGTAGTCAATCCTCCTACCTCTGGAGTGCCAGTCCCTGGAGCGTATACTGGATCTAATCCATCTACATCAAAAGTGACATATGTAGGATCATCTCCTATAACTGCATCTATTTCTTTCTTGACGTATTCTATACCCATGTCCTCGAACTCTTCCATGGTGATAACCCTCATGCCCGACTCGTAGCTAAACTTCCATAATCCTGGATTATTTAATGGACCACGGATGCCTATTTGAATACAACGAGCAGGGTCTATGAGACCTTCCTCTACAGCATGCTTAAAAGGAGCACCATGGTGGAACTTGCTACCTAAATGCCCTTCACTGGTATCGCAATGTGCGTCAATATGAACCATACCAACAGGTCTGTGTGAAGCTATTGCTCGGAGTATCGGTAAGGATATACTGTGATCTCCCCCACAGGCAAGTGGGATGATACCAGCAGCAAAAATCTCCTTGAACTGATCTGTCATGGAGTCTAATGCTTCCTCTATGTTGAAAGGTCTGTCTGGGTATACGTCTCCAATGTCGTAAATATTTAATCCTTCAAATGGGTTAACTCCAGTAGTCATATTGACCATTCTCATCAACGAAGATGCATCTCGAACTGCTCTCGGTCCATGTCTTGCTCCTGGACGATTAGTTACAGCACCATCATACGGTACTCCTACAAGACCTATGTCAATGTCATAGTAGTT